AGACGTTCTAGCGTGGATACTACAGAGAGGCTTCGGGGATTTCTAGAGAACCCAAACTTTGAGTTGATGTGTGGTGACGTCGCTGATTCAGGCTCTGTCTACAACATAGTAGATACCATTCAGCCGGATGAATGTTATAATCTGGCAGCTCAAAGCCATGTTGGTGTTTCTTTTGAGCAACCTGAGGCAACCTTTCTTATTAACGCAGTTGGGCCTTTGAATATCCTAGAAGCCATTCGGAGAAGAAGTCCTGACACAAGATTTTATCAAGCCTCTACTAGCGAAATGTTCGGAGATAACTACACAGAGAAACCGAAGCCTATTGATGCGACCACAAGCCTTAGTAACACTGACAAGTTCCAAGACGAAGATACTGCATTTGCGCCTCGCTCGCCATATGCTGTAGCGAAGGTAGCAGCCCACAACCTTGTTCATACATATCGTGAGGCTTATGGCTTACATGCTACTTGTGGTATTCTTTTCAACCACGAAAGTGAAAGAAGAGGAGAGAACTTCGTTACCAGAAAGATTACTAAGTATGTAGCCAGCTTGAAATGCCTTATGGATGACACAGGAGTAAAAGACCTTGATGTTCTTGGTAGTCATAGGCGAGAAGTATTGTACTGGAATAACCAAGATGGTCAGGAAGTTGAAATCAAGTATTTAGAGCTTGGTAACATAGACTCTCACAGAGATTGGGGTCATGCTGCTGATTATGTTCGGGGAATGTGGCTGATGGTGCAAGAGGAGAGCCCTAGAGACTATGTACTAGCAACAGGCTCTACACATAGCGTTAGGGAATTTCTCGACGCAGCGTTCAAGTCTATAGGCGTAGAAGACTGGTCTAAGTACGTTGTTATAAATCCTAAGTTCTTTAGGCCAGCCGAAGTTGATTATCTTAAAGGAAATCCTGCGAAAGCTGAGACAGCATTAAAGTGGACTAGAGACATTTCTTTTGATGATTTAGCCCAAAGAATGGTGGAATCTGATATACAGAATATAAGAAATGAATAGAAATTTTAACGACCCGCTTTATAAAAATTGGCGGAATCAGGTGTATAAAAGAGATAAGCACCAATGCCAATGGCCAGACTGTGGTTCTAGAGGCAGGTTAAACGCCCATCATATAAGAACGTGGGCACGCAATCCTGCGTTGAGGTTTTCCGTTGCTAATGGCATAACGTTGTGTTGGAGGTGTCATAAAAAGGTTCACAGCAAGGAAGAGTATTACGAAAGGTTCTTTTTTAACATTCTGCTAAGAAAGTCTATGGAAGATGAGTAAGTTTTTAGTTATCAGAGATACCAGAGAGAAGGATGGCTGGTATTTTAAAGAAAGCAATTACTGTCAAGGTATGATAGACCAAAAGCTTGACACAGGAGACTATTCTGTTCAGGGTTTGGAGGATGTGTTGTGCATAGAGAGAAAGGGCAGCGTCTCGGAGATAGCCAACAATATAGTAGATAAGAGATTTGATAGAGAACTTGATAGAATGAAGGAGTTTAAATATAAGTTCCTAATTCTTGAGTTTGGCATAAAAGATATAATGTCTTTCCCTGAAGGCTCGGATATACCTAGGGCCAAGTGGAATAAAATCAGAATCAAGGGGAGCTTTATACTTAAAAGGTTAGCCGAGATACAGACGAAGTATGACATACATGTTGTTGCCTGTGAAGATAAGGCCTGTGCTTGGCATATGACCAGCAGTATTATGAAAAGAGTTTTTGAAATTGAAGGGTAAGTCTTAGTGAATAACCAACAAATCATAAAATCTGCTAACGATGCTTGGCTAGGATTTGATGTAGACTCAGTCGAGCTCAATAATCCTTTGTTCGACAGAACTCCTGATGAAATCAAAAGGCCAGACCTACACCTTCTAAAGCTAATGATGAACCCTAAGTACTTAGGCTTCACCGCTAAGACATTGTTGAATGTGGAGCTTCTTCCCATTCAGATAGCTGTACTTAGAGAACTATGGGAAAGGCCGTTCCCTATGTTTGTAGCAAGTCGTGGTTTTGGGAAGTCATTCATGCTATCTCTTTATGCAATGTTAAAATGTGCATTGATTCCCGGTACTAAGGTCGTGATTGTTGGTGCTGCATTTCGTCAGTCTAAGGTTATATTTGAATACATGGAAACTCTCTGGAGAGACTCTCCGGTCTTAAGAAGCATCTGCGATACAAACAGCGGCCCCAGAAGAGACACAGACAGATGTACCATGAGGATTAACGACAGTTGGGCTATTGCAGTTCCTCTTGGTGACGGTACTAAGATTCGTGGTCTACGCGCCCACACAATCATTGCAGACGAATTTGCATCTATTCCCCCCGCCATTTATGAGACTGTTGTTTCTGGTTTTGCTGCTGTATCTGCCTCCCCGATACAAAATGTTAAAGATGCGGCAAAAAGAGAAAGGTTGCAACAGGAAGGTTTGTGGACGCCCGACCTAGAACATAAATTTAAGGAGAAGGGCTCTAACCAAGCTATATTGTCAGGTACTGCCTACTATGACTTCAACCACTTCGCTGAATACTGGAAGCGTTATCACAAAATAGTTTCTAGCGGCGGAGACGAAAGAAAACTAGCTGAGCTTTTCGACGGAGAGGTTCCTCAAGGCTTTGACTGGAGAGACTACTCTGTAATAAGAATACCTTATGAGCTTGTTCCAAAAGGGTTTATGGACCATAAGAATGTAACAAGAGCAAAGGCCACGGTACACAACGGTATATACCAAATGGAATATGGCGCTGTCTTCACGACAGATAGTGAAGGATTTTTTAAGAGGAGCCTAATAGAAAGATGTGTAACAAGCGACCAAAAGCCAGTCAATCTACCATCAGGAGATATCTGGTTTGATGCCGTTACCAGAGGGTCCAGCAGCAAGAAATATGTGTATGGTATTGACCCCGCTTCTGAACAAGATAATTTTAGCATTATTGTTTTAGAATTAAATTCAGACCATACTAGAATTGTATATGGATGGTCCACCAATAGAACCCAATTTAAGAAAAGAATCAAAGAAGCAAAGAAGGCCGGCTTAGATATAGAACACGATTTTTATCATTACTGTGCTCGCAAGATTAGAGAGTTAATGAAGGTATTCCCTGCTGAGGTTATTGGTCTAGACAAGCAGGGAGGAGGTGTCGCAATCGAAGAAGCCCTTCATGACCCAGATAAGCTACGACAAGGAGAACATGTAATATGGCCGGTCATAGACCCTAAGAAAGAAAAAGACACAGACATAGAAGCTGGACTTCATATCTTGGAATTGGTACAATTCGCTAAGGCCGATTGGACGGCAGGAGCAAATCACGGATTAAGAAAGGACTTTGAAGATAAAGTGTTATTGTTTCCTAGGTTCGACCCAGTTACTATCGGCCTTGCTATTGAAGACGACAAGAGAGCTTTGCAAGCAGGAGACAAAACCAGACTCTACGACTGCCTAGAAGATTGTGTAATGGAAATAGAAGAACTCAAAGATGAACTCTGCACAATCGTTATGTCGAAGACCAGCATTAGTGGAAGAGACAAATGGGATACTCCAGAGGTAAAATTACCGAACGGAAGAAAGGGACGGTTACGAAAGGACCGCTATAGCGCTCTATTGATAGCGAACATGATAGCCAGAACATTGATTAGAACCCCAGAAGCGCCTAAATATAATATGATTGGCGGTACCACAGGAACCCTAGATAGAGATAAAAGCGGCCAGATGTACAATGGTCCAGAATGGTACACAAAGGGAGTCAATCAAGCAATATGCAGAGGAGTTTCCCGAAATGACTAAAATAAAATTCTTTATAGCTTTAGCAAGCTACACGGCCATAGTTATGGCATCTACGTTATTCCTTGCCCAACTAAACAGCAGAGGACTATCTCTAGAAGAAAAGACAATGGTTATATCACAGGTTGAGAAAGATATTTATGAGATGATAAAAAAAGACGTTGAAGAAATACGCTCTCTCCCCGTAACTAACATGAGAAAATGTGATATACTAATCCAGCTGGTTAGTGAAAACCGTCAGAGAATAGAGCTCTTGGAGTCTCAAGTAGAGTTGAAGGTCACAAAACTTTAACATTTTTGTGGTCAGGTGTATTATACAATATAATTACATTTGTTTTACAATATAATTACAAGGTAAAAAAATGAGTAAAAGAAAATACTCAAGTGCGGAAGACCTATCAAATGACTCTGAACCTAGCTTAGGTTTCGTAACATGGGGAAATGAAGAAGATAGAGTAACAGCCCTAAACGAATCTGCTAAGGCTTATGAAGAATATCGCATTGTAGATAGGGCGGGTTCGGCCACCGCAGGTAGATACCGTAGCTACAAAGATTTAGATACAAATGTATCTGGTCGTCCGGGATTAAGCAGAAGAGACTACGAGCAATTTAGGCCCGGAGAATCTGTCCCTTCTAAGCATTCCGATGTCATAAAGGCTGCGAATACTGCATACCAAAGAGTAGGCCTAATTAGAAACATCATAGACCTAATGGGAGACTTTGCTACTCAGGGAATACGTTTAGTACACCCAAACAAGAGAATAGAAAAGTTTTATAGGAACTGGTTTAATAAAGTAAAGGGAAGAGAACGTTCTGAAAGATTCCTTAACAATCTTTACAGGACTGGAAATGTAGTTATTCGTAAGCAGACTGCGAAGATTAATTCTAAGGGACAAAAAGAGTTGTTTAAGGCTCAGGCTGGACCAGAAACGGAAATGACATTTCTGAAGATTGCAAAGAAAGAGATACCTTGGAAGTATATATTCTTAGACCCCGGTACGATAAATGCTATAGGCGGTGAGCTAGCCTCTTTTGTAGGAGACCCAAGATATGCTATTAAATTACCCCCCAAGCTTAAAAGAATTATAAACTCTCCTAGAAATGAAGCTGAAAAGAAATTAGTATCACAGCTACCAAAAGAAATAATCGAAGCTGCGTCTTCCGGAAAAGCATACCCACTCCCTGAAGATAAAACCCTTGTTTTTCATTACAAGAAAGACGAT